TTACCTTAATAGCGATGTCATATATGAGCGTTATTATGGGTGGAGTGAGAATCCACCATGTACGGAAGACGAGTTTCGGCAGAAGCAGTTTCAAGAACTGATAGACCGTATTAACCGCAAACCGTTTGATAGTGAAGCGGCAGACAAGGGAACAGCCTTTAATGAGGTTATTGACTGTATGATTGAAAATCGGAAATCCGAAACTGTGCAGGTTGAAAAGGTATATAAGGTAATACGCGAAGGAGCTTGTGATGAAACAGGTAAACCTTTGTATTACGATGAGGTTCAGACCAACGAGGTTATAGGTTTGAAAGCTACCTATAATAATCGTGTTTTTACTTTCCCAATCTCACTTTGCCGAGAGTTTTCCGGTTACTTCAAAGGAGCATTAACCCAACAAAGAGTAGAAGCGATTCTTCCAACCGCATACGGCAATGTTTTGGTTTATGGGGTAATTGACGAGCTGATGCCGGCCAGCGTCCACGACATCAAAGCAACCGGAAGCTATACCGTAGGGAAGTTCAAAGACCACCACCAACATTTGGTTTATCCATACGCTTTGATGAAGAATGGTTCGGATGTGCGGACATTTGAGTACAACATTGTAGAGTTCAACAAAGGCGGTTATGTGATAGATACCTATACAGAAACATACGTTTTCAATCCTGAACGTGATATACCAATCCTCACTAACCATTGTGAAGAGTTTGTCCGGTTCTTGGAAGAAAACAGAAAATTGATAACTGACACTAAAATCTTTGGAAATGAATGATGGAGTTTATTTTGGCGAAAATGGTAACGAGGTAATCGTAATCAATGGATTTGAATACTCACGAGAAGAATTTGATTCCCTTGTGGATATGTGTGGAGATTGCAATATGTAATAAAAAGAACCAGTAATATTAGGTTATGGCAAATCAAATAACCGGACGGATAACCGAAATCGGACAAACTGTTCAAATACCATCCAAAAACGGTGGTTCCTCGTTTACAAAACGGGAGTTCATTTTAGATGCTACCACTTACGACCCTTATACGGGAGAGCGTAGCGAGTATGAGAATGTTATTCCCTTAGAGTTTTCAGGCGATAAGTGTGCAGAACTTGACCGCTTTAATCAGGGTGATGTTGTTACTGTATCATTTGTCTTACAAGGACGTTCTTGGACGAATCAAGACGGAGAACTCAAACGTATGGCATCTATTCGGTGCTACAAAATAGATGCGCGTGGTGGTGTATCGCAATCCCAACAAACAACATCGGTACAACAGCCAGCGCCACAGTCGACCTATCAGCAACAGCCGCAGAATTTCCCGCCTCCGGTTGATGCTAATGGCAATGTAAAGGACGATTTACCTTTTTAGCGTATGCTGTTCGACTTGAAGAATGAATATCAAATACCCAAGTTCAAGGAGTATGTAAACAAGCTGTTTAGTGAACGTGCGGTGGTGGAAGTGAAAAAGAAACTACCTAACCGCACGCTTGCCCAAAACAGCTACTTGCATCTTCTTTTAGGGTATTTCGGTAGTGAGTACGGTTGCAGTCTCGACGAAGCAAAAATTGATTTTTATAAGAGGACTTGCAACCGTGATTTGTTTGAACGTAAGATGGTCAACAAGAAAGGCAATGAAGTAACCTATTTGCGCAGTTCTGCCGAACTGACAACAGGTGAAATGACTTTGAGTATTGACCGTTTTCGTAACTGGAGTGCATCAGTGGCAGGTATCTATCTGCCGGCTGCAAATGAACATCAAATGCTGATATACGCCCAGCAGGAAATACAAAGAAATCAAGAATTTATATGAAAAAGTACAGATTAAAAAAAGAGGCAGTCCCCTTCTTTGTAGATAAGCTGGCAACTGCTATTTACGATTGGGACGTATGGCAAAAGTACAACGTAGATGATAAAGCCCTTGAGGAAGTAGAAGATGCACGAATTGAGTACGGAATAAAAACGAGTGAATCCGGGGCTACTTTAGGTGGATGGGATAAAAACGGAATGACGCTATGTTTTACTCTCGTATTCCCATCAATGAAGTATCACGAACATGATGTCTTTAGTAAGGGTAAAATGGTGCGCGAGTTGATGAATCGCCTTCAAAGGGAAACTAACAGTTTTGTAACTGAATTTTACAATGAATAATTTATAAATCATATCGTTTATGGACAAATTTTTAGGACAAGACATCCTTGAACAGGAACGTTGGCAGTTCCTTCAGGATAATGCCGATGCAGTAGAGAAAATCGGTTATACCCACCGATTCACACCCGAAGAATTGGCGCAAAAGAAAGAAACATTAGCCGAGGTATCAATTACAATCAATGATATTGAGATTGAAAAGAAAGAGGCTATGGATGAGTTTAAAGAACGTCTGAAGCCTTTAAACGAGGAAAAGCAAGAACTCTTGGACCATATCAAGAGAGGTTCAGAGTTTGTAGAAAATGAAGAATGCGCCAAAATCCTTTACCATGAGGAAAAGATGGCAGGATTCTATAACAAGTTGGGTGAGCTGGTTTACAGCCGCCCGATTATGCCGCAAGAAATGCAGAAGACAGTATTCAGTATTAACCGTAAAACAGGAACAGAATCATGAGCGAAAACAAAATTAACTTGGTTGTGCCGAAAGACTATAACGGCAAACCTATCGAAGTAGTATTGCGTGAAGGTGAAGCACCCGTAGCACTTGACCCGAAAGAACAGGAAAGAGTCGTTATCAATGGAACGATAGATGCACCTCTCAGATGGTTGGAGAAACGTGTCGAACTGATTAACCAGAAAGCGACGAACATTATTGTAAACCGTGATAAGATGGGGATGGCTCTGACGATTGACGAAACCAGTTACTATCAGACAGAAATCAACGGTATTTTACAGGCTTCAAAAGAAATGCAGGAGTTCGGTATCAACATGGATAAGAAATGGGAACCTATCAAGTTGTCCCAGTTCTTCAAGATGCACCGGGCTTTCTTTAAAGACAAGTCCGAGAGTATGACCCTGGTTTCTACTTTGAAAAATTTCAAGGCAAAAGTAAACCAAGACATTGAGCGCAGCAAGGAGGAAAACGGCAGCAAAGTTGACAACTACTCGCAGGTGGTTGATTCTAATTTGCCCAAGTCCTTCAAACTGAACATTCCTCTTTTTAAAGGTTTTTCTTGCGAAGAAATAGAGGTTGAGATTTACGCGGATGTAGACGGTAGAGACGTATCTCTTTCCTTAGTATCTGCCGGTGCGAATGAAGCTATCGAGGAATACAAGAATAAAGTGATTGACGAACAACTGGGTGCTATCAGACAGATTGCACCGGACATCGTAATCATCGAAGTATAACTTTGTTAACCTGCCTGTCCGGTCTGTGAAGATGGGGCGGGCGAAAATGGAGGTGCGCAGTGGAGTGCTTTTGACTTTCGAGAGGTGCACATGGTAGAAAGTACGGTACGTGAGATATAAGGAGTAATTAACCTTAGAAGTAGCGCAAAAGGATAAGTCCTTAATTGGGTGTTCGAATCGCCCCATCTCCACATAAATGTGAGCCACACATAAATGGCAAGGGTTAGTAAATAATGGTTGTGCCCCGGAGAATACGTTTCGGGGCTTTAATAAAAAACAGCATGGAAACAAAAGAAATTACCAAGACTATTTACATTGCAAATGACGGGAAAGAGTTCTTAACGAAAGAAGATTGCGAAAAGCATGAAAGGTTTGTTGAAGAAATACTTTCACGTATTAAGTATTTCTGTATCAGATGTAATCCTGACTTAACAGAAACAGGAAATTTCTCTCATAAAATATATGTGGCTGTGTTTTCTAAACATTACCTATATAAAGATATTGCATTTCAATGGGCTTTAAAGAAGTTTGGTACTTACTTAGGGGAAAGCGTAATGGGATATGGCTTCCAACCCCATTTTAATGTAAGTGAAGTTTCTAAAGAAGAATATGAAGAATGCCCTGCTACTGTTTGGGGAGGCACTCCATTGAAGAGTGAGAAAATATTCCTTAGTCCTAAATCAGTAGAGGGATTTCCTGAAAACATTGACTACATGAAAGAATGGGGATTTAAATAATGCCATACTACATAAAACGAACAAAGGCCAAGAAGAAAGACAAGCCTTTACCTCTGTTTGATAAAGCAGGGGTAACAGTAAAGAAGAAGCCGGATTTGAAAGCTAAACTCGACAAGGAGTTTTCCCTTTTTATCCGGCTTCGTGATGCAATGCCAAACGGATATTTTAGATGTATCTCGTGTGGACAGATAAAGCCGTTTACACAAGCAGACTGCGGGCACTATTTCAGTCGTACACATTTGGCAACACGGTTTGATGAGAATAATTGCCATGCCGAATGCCGGCACTGTTTAACACCGGATTCTCTCGTCTTAATGAAAGATTTTATATGGAAACAGCTTGGTGAAATTAGTGTTGGTGAAGAAATATTTGCTTTTGACGAAGAAGTAATTTATAAAACTTCACGAAGATATAGGGTTGGAAGGGTTACACACATAGAACGTGATATTCAAGATGTGTATGAGGTAGAGTTAGAGAATGGAGATAAAATGAAGACAACTGCTAACCATAAATGGCTCGCAAGGGCAAGACAAGGAACTTCATACACATGGATTGAAACACAAGAAATGTGGGTTAATGGCGTAAATCTTCATGGGAAGCACAAGACCGGACCTCATACAGATAGGACTACGACCATTGTCTGTAAACCATTTCAAGTAATACAACAAGAAAAATCCTATGAAAGCGGATGGATTGCGGGAATGATTGATGCTGACGGACATATTTGTCAACAGAATATTTCTAATCCAGATGGGACGAAACGCTATGGTTTTCGTGTCGGTATAGCCCAATGTGAGAAGTACATGGATATTTGCTCTGAAATAAAACGCTTACTTGAAAAGTTCACAGGAAATAATAAAACTTGTCGGCAGATGATGGAAGATTCAAATAGGCGTGGCACGTTTAAAAAACGTATCAATCTTGGCAATTTCTTATAACAGGTACAAACATAGAGAAGCTCCAATTTTTAATGCGTGTTCGTCCGCATAAAATTGAAAAGGTGGATATTGAAAAACTTGGCAAACTAAAATCTCAATATGATACCAAAGTGAAAAGTATCAAATATATAGGTAAAGAGGAGATTGTCGTGATGGAAACGGATACGCGTACTTTCATTGCTAACGGCTATGCCATGCACAACTGCAACCGTTTCCGTGCCGACCACCTTGAAGGCTACCGTGAGAATTTGATAGCCAAAATCGGGCAACAGAAATTTGACTTGCTGAAAGTGAAAGTTGCCAGCACTTCCAAAATGACTGATTTTGAGTACGAACAGCTAATCAAGTATTACAAAGCACTTAATAAGAAGTTACGAAAGGAGAAAGGGCTATGAGTTATGTATTACGAGATTACCAACAGAAAGCCTCTGATGCTGCCGTTTCTTTCTTCAATAACAAGGCGAAGAAAACAAATGCCATTATGGTGTTACCTACGGGCAGCGGAAAGTCGCTTATCATAGCGGATATAGCCGCAAGGCTTGACGGTCATACCTTGGTGTTCCAGCCGAGTAAGGAAAAAAGAAAAAGCAGACTTAAAAGCCTGCAATGATATATTTTATGTGTTTTGGATTGGGGGCGTTGTGAAACGCTCTCTTTCTTTACTCTTTGATTTTGAGTTCAAGGGGGGTACCACAATTAGGACATATAAGAGAATTTCCCGTTTGTTTTACTTCATTTGGTGATGCGAAAAGTTGCCACATAGGTACATTTAGGGCATTAGCAATTTTTTCAAGAGTTTCTTGTGATGGATTACCTGCTAATGTTTTTACTACAGAAATTCTTGTAACACCTAATTTGTCAGCCAATTCTTGTTGGGTTATACCTTTCTCTTTTAAAATTTCTTTTATTCTGTTCATAATCATGTATTTTAATTGCTGCAAATATACTCTTTTACAATAATGTGTATAACTATGCCTATACTAATTAGTGTTAAACGAATAATCAAATATATTCTTTTTCTTTGAAATGAATAATTAAGATTATACATTTGCATTATCGAAATACAACAGAGTAGTAATAACACATAAAATATAAGAGTATGAGCACAAAATTTAGAAGTCAGATGAAAGAGGTGATGCAAATGGCATGGTCTTTTGTTCG